TAACAAAAATACCCAATGCACTTACACCTACCCCGACATCTCTTCCGGTTGTTCCGAATCACGAAACAAATGTAAAAACAAACCATAAACCAGTGTCACAAACACACGGTCATCGCAAGATGACGACTAAGGTAATTATAGAAGATGAAGATAAAGACACGGCAATTGATTATGATGACGACGACCCTGAAATAAAAAAAATTAAACTGTCGTTGTTTCATTTCGCCAAAGATATCACATTCAATCTAATATTTACAATTCCGTTTTTGCGAACAAAACTAAACTCTATTCTTAAAGAACCGAATTTAGCAATAAATCAAATTGAACAAGTATTTGACGAATTCAAAGACCTATTAAATCGTCAACAATTAGAGAATCTTAAGAAGTATGTATGTGAAGATGGAATACGTGACAAGTTGAATTATATACTCGGTTCAGGGTTTAATAAAATATTGTCCGATGGCAAAATAGACATCAATGACGCGCCACAGTTCAATCAGCTCGTGTACTTTATTATTAAATCATTTAACAATATTAACCAGGGTAAGGTCTATCGTTTTTATGTATCTAAAGACCAAGTTATGACACTACTTCATTTCATTCTCAAATCGGTATTTACGCTTACATTAAAAGGGCAAGAAGAACAAATGGCGATAGGCCTTTTAGACACAAGTTTCAAACTCGTTCAACTTGAAGTATTGCCGCTTGTTTCAAAACGTTGGTATCATAGATTTAGGATATGTAACTCAATGAAGGAAATAGAAGAATTGATAGAATGAATGGAATGGAATGAATGGAATGGAATGAATGGAATGGAATGGAATGGAATGGAATGAATGGAATGGAATGGAATCAGTTATTTAGGAAAATCGGTGATGGCGGCGCGTTTTCTGCGGAAAAGGAAGTTCTTTTCTGCGTAAAAGGAAGTTCTTTTCTGCGTAAAAGAACTTAAAGATATTTTCTTTGTATACTATGAGAATGTGTGTCCTCACTTTCTCCTCTTTCGCGCAGAAGGAGTTAAATGTTTACAGATAAATACATTATTCACAAATCAATTTTCGTCACAAAAATATTGACTTACATTATCTATCATCCATTATTATCAACTATGATATGGTGATGTACCAAGGTCCGCTTTGTGATGATTATCTAATTAAAGTATTTTTGATGTTGTGATATTGTAACATCTGCAATCATTGGTCTAATTTACCGGTGTAGCTCAGCGGCAGAGCGTCTAAAACATCGTTTGTTACTTTTTTACTACTTCCGTCAGGAAATGGTCCGTTCTATGAATGATTATCGCCTTATAAGCGGAAGGTCGTAGGATCGAAACCTACCGCCGGTATTGTCAAGCTGGACGCTATAAACGCAGCGCAACGACTATGGTCGTATTGTTTTACCGGAGTGGCGCAGGGGGAGCGCGCGGGGCTCATAACTCCGAGGACATAGGATCGAAACCTATCTCCGGTATTGTCATCACATCGCATCGGTGCTTCAGGCACTTGAGCAACATTATACACCCCCTTAGCTCAGAGGCAGAGCGCGAGGCTCATAACCTCGAGGTCGGGCGGATCAAAACCCCCAGGAGGTATTAACCCGTTTTGGGTTTTTTCTTCACTTTATTGAGGTATTACTCAATCCACCCAGTTTCAACTGAGGTGTGTAGAAGTGAACCCGTCTACGCATTAGACACAACCTTATGTAAACCACCTCCACGGCGGACGTTTTATCGTCTGACATCTACTTTACTGGCATTCGCGTCGGTCCGACAGTCGGATGGTTATTTCTTTCTCATTAAAAGAACGGTGTGGGATCGATACCTACAGGTGGTAATTGTCAAGCTGGACGATATAAACGTAGCGCACGACGACGACAAGGACGACTGTGGTCGTATTTTTTACCGACATGGCGCAGGGGCAGCGCGCAGGGCTCATAACCCTGAGGTCACTCGATCGAAACGGGTTGTCGGTATCTTACCAAAATCATATAAACACTTGTTGTTTATATTATTTACGATAAAGTAATGGAAAGTGAACGACGTGTAGAACAACTGAAGGCCGTTCAGGCGGAAGCCCTGGAACTATTTACGCGCAAAAATGCGGATTACGGTGATGCGTTTGCGAAATATAGCGTGATTGGCGTTCTTATGCGTATTCAGGATAAACTACAACGGGCGATGACGATTACAAAAAACGGGGTGAATTTAGTAAACGATGAAGGCATCCGAGATACACTCGTTGATTTACATAATTATGCGGCGATGGCGGTGATGTTGATGGACGAATGAAATGGAACGCGAGTGGAGCGCGAGTGGAACGCGAGCGAATGCGTGGCGATGGAAGGGAAAAGGACTTAAAAATACGGATATGTAGTTAAGTGGGTATGAACGCATAACTGCTCTCGTATTCCACACTGGTTACGCTCTTTTAGCTCAGTTGGTTTTAGAGCACGGATCTTATGAGTCCGGGGTCACGGGTTCGAGTCCCGTAAGGAGCATTATATTATTTCAAATGTATTGTTGTTTTACTAAATTATATAAATCAACAATTTATATTCCTAAATATCTTTAACGACGACGATTGGATTTTCTATTTTTATTTATACGACGTTTGGATTTTCTATTTTTTTTTGATTTAATACGACGAGTTAATTTCCCCCCCCCCTCCGACATCATCGCTTTTTCCTCATCAGACATTGCTACACATTTCACATTATCGGTCCCACAATTGATCGCTTTAAATCCTTTATAACAAAAAACCTTCCTGTCACAAAATGCAGACATATCTTGTGCTTCTGATGGATTAGGTCCGGTCTGTTTTGTGTCATATTTCAATCCGTTATCAATCTCAGTGTAACTCATATAATATTTATATTATCTTTATAATATACGTTTAGAAAAAATTACATATCAATATTAAAATACTAAATGTACTTACATTAATTAATTATGTGATGTAGTATATATAATGCCGAACTCTCGTAAAAGTCAATCCGGCGCCAGTCGCCGCCGCAAATCCGCTGCCGCCGCAGCGCCCCGTCGCCGCAAATCCGCCTCTGCGTCCGCTGCCCGTCGCACTCGCCGCAGCCGTCGTGGCCGTCGTGCCATCCAAAGTGGTGGATGAGGCCAGGCTGCACCTATCACCCCAAGTTAAAATAAGAATGCGAGTGTAATGTATCGTTGTGAAGACGCGTTTATAAACCGACACAAGCGGAGAAATGCGGTACTGATTTGATACATATGAATATTTAGTATACCTATAATATAGTAAATATTCGGATATGGTAATAAAGAAGAAGACGTTAAAGAAGAAGACGTTAAAGAAGAAGTCATTTAATCATAAGTCTCTGAAAAAGAAAAGTGTTACTACTACTGTAAACGTCGCTGAACTCACAAAGAAACTTAAAGAAGAAAAGGAAAACCAGGATAAAGGTCCACTAGACGAAAGGGGCAATCCATTTCCAATAGAAAATCCGGAAGGCGGAGATCCTGTCTGTATTGGTGGATATAAAATAGACTATCAGTTTGATATTTTTGACCCGATTAATCCACCCTTTCGCTGTATTTCTTCATTAAAAGAAGACGGTGATGGTGGAATCGCAAATAAAATACTTGAAATGTCGAATAATCCATCATCTGGTGTAGAGGATATAATGACGGGCAATGATAAGATTATTGGCGGAAAAAAATTAACACGCCGATTCCGAGGACATCGGCGTCGTCGTCGTCATCGCCGTAGTCGTAGTCGTAATTCGTAACCACACGCATTGTTATTTGTTAAAACCCGATATCATAATCATCATCCACTTTTCCAAGTTGAACTTTCTTCACATTATCCACACACGATTGTATCGCCAGTTTAGGAATGCCACACTTGTCTGTATCCAATCCTACCGATGAGTTCGCCTTGAACGCGGCATCAATCTCTTCATTTGCGTCAGTATGACGATACTCTACCGCTTCTTGTTTCATCATTTCGTCCATATTCACGAGAACCTGAAACGCGCTTGTTCCATAATATCCTTCCTGACCGCACATCACATTCGCAGAGATACCGCGCATCGGGTCCAATTCTGCGTGACGCGCAGCCTTCAAGAACATCTCCGGCGTCTCTTCAAACGACGCCTTCGCAATGGGTCCGATATCGTCGCTATTGATTCCGTGGCGAAAGATAGATATCATTGACGATGAAACAGTCATACGGTCGCACAGTAGACACACGTGGTGATAATTGATTGGCGAGTCATCAAACACTTCAGATAATTCGTTATAAATAGCCTGGCGCGCGGCCTCTATTCCAAACACACGATACACTTCCTGAATATCATTACTTATCGTGCGCTTGGCGTCAATATAATCCAACCCGAGCATATGAATGAGGTTTGTGCCCGTTGTATCTAACACCCAGCTGTCTTTCTTCGTATATACACCATCCGATTTTACAAGTGTGTTCTTGATTTTACGCAGCATTACCTTCTTGATTCCTTTGATACCGCGAAGCACAATATTATTCATTAATTGGTCTTGAAATGACTTAATCATATAAATGTGGTCCGATTGGTCTAGCGGGTTTTGTTTATGGCCAGCACTAGTTCCGCTGCCGCTGCCGCCACCGGATTTCTTGTTTTGTGCGATATTTTCCATACGAAGGCGAAATACGAGATGGTCATCATTGTAATCCGAAAACGCACACGAAACCTCTGAACCATAACTATTCTTAATCGCAAAGTGAATATCATCCATTGTTAACTTCTTATCCAGCATTGCCTCTGTGTCAATCTTGATACGAATAATCCACTTGGATTTCGTGTTTGCCGACGACGATGCCGCTGCGCTACCTCCTCCACCAGCAGCAACAGAAGCAGCAGTAGTCTCACCCGGGACATTCGGAACACCTCCAGTTCCCGCAATCACTGAATCACGCACACACTCCTCAATGAGTTTTTCAAAGTCTTGATACTGTGTCATTACCGCACGGTCCTGTTCCACAAGAGTATTCAAATCATCCGGGTCAAAGCATACCTCAACCGTATCCACCACTTCTGAGAATTTTGTATGCTCAATCATTGGAATGAACTCCTGGACGCGCTCTGGTGTGCTTTCATCATCTTCCTTAAAATACACCGTGATGGACGGATTCTTTGGATTCTCGGACAGCGACAGGATTTCCTCAATACGTGGCACACCGCGCGTCGCATTAGACTTGGACGCAACACCTGCTGAATGAAACGTGTTCAATGTAAGCTGTGTAGTCGGTTCACCAATACTCTGGGCGGACACCATTCCGACCATTTCACCCGGCGCAACAATGGACCGCTTATACTGAAGATTGATAACACTGATGAGGATGGAAAGCGCACTCTTATTGAACCGCTTCACGAGGAGCAGTTCTTTTGGCGAGAGGTAGTAGTAATACATCACTTTGAAGAGCTGTGTTGGTGACGCATAGTATAATGTCTCGAGTTGCCGAAATCCAGCAGATATCATATCCATCGCTTCCAGAGGCGTAATATCCACCATTGAGTTCTGGTTGATTTGTTGCTGTGCCTGGACGTTGTTGATAATGTGCGTAAATGAAACCGGCATTTGAACACCCTTATTGTCTAGGCGGTTGAATACACGTTCAATGATGAGGTCGCGCATATCAATCATATAGTCAATGAGGTCGCGGATTTTCGCGGTCGTCGCCGCCTTCTCCTTCTTCATTTTCGCGTAAGCCGTCTTCGTGAAAGCAGTCACTGCGCTTTCTTCCGTCTCACTGGAATTGTCAAGTGGCATATGAAAGTGGGCGTAGATTTCGTCTAGACTCATCGCGACCAAGGGCAGAGTCTGATTCTCTACTTTAATCGTGTCAATGCCGTCATCGCCGTAGGAGAACTGGATGATGCGTTGTTTGCCATTACGGACGGTCATATCATATTCCACTTTCAGGTCTTCCATACCCTTGATGAGACGGCGCTGGATATATCCTGTGGTTGAAGTTTTCACGGCCGTATCAATCAAACCGATACGACCACCCATCGCGTGGAAGAACAATTCCTCCGGAGACAATCCCGAAATAAACGAACTCTCAATGAATCCGCGCGCCAGAGGTCCGTCGTCAAACTTATTGAAGTGCGGCAATGTCCTGCTGTCAAATCCGTAAGAGATACGCTTGCCTTCAATCGCCTGTTGCCCCAGACACGAAATCATCTGTGAAATATTCAGGTCGCTTCCCTTTGACCCAGACAAGACCAGACCAACGAATCGGTTCGTAGAATTCAAACTGTTGATACCGATTTTACCCGCATCATTTGTCGCGCTATTCAGGATGTTTGACACCTTCGCCTCAAACTCTGCTTCATTTGACTTCCCTGTCTTGTTCTCGAAAATCCCCAGATGGACCTGGTCGATAAGGTTCTTCACTTCGGTCTTCTTCTTCGTGATGACATCCACGATTTGCGTATTGGTCGCCTTATTCGCAATCAAGTCGCTGATTCCAACACTGTATGCGTGTGATTTCATATATTCCGTGATAATATTCTGAAGCCCGTCAATAAAGTCGGCGGCGGCCATATTTCCGAAATCGTTACAGACGCGCTGGATAAGACCCACGCCGCCGCCACCAAGCACACTCTTGTCAATTTGACCGCGCAACATTCGGCCGTTCCTGATTTCAAGGACATTATTGGATGTCGCGTAGTCTTCGTTTGGGTTCTTCTCGCCAAACGCTTTCTTCTTGTATTTCAATGTAAGAGGTGGCAGAATCTGTGACAGGACGTCAAAATTGGTAATGTCTTCGCCGCTCTTGAACATCGTTTCATTGACGCGGGGGTAGGCCGCGAGCAAGTTCATCGCTTCCCTCGGTGTGAAGCGGATATTTTCCCGTGTAAACAAATAGGACCCAATGAGCGAGTCTTGGAATACGCCGATAATAGAGTTATTGTTTGCCGGACTGATGAGTTGGTAAGGAACTGCGGCCAGATGGCGCAACTCAATCTCGGACTCATCATCCTGTGGCATATGAAGGTTCATTTCATCTCCCGATGAATATCCTCAAGGTTTCCCAAGAGGCTGGACTGTATCATAGACGCGCTCAGAATGGCTAGTTCATCATCGCACACCAACACCGGTTCAGTCTCTGAGTGCCTTCCATAGTCTACCACGCGACCGTAGGAAGTAACACTGCTGATTGCCCAATTCTTTACATTATTACCGTTGGGTTCGTCAATTAAACGAGTTCCTCGCAGACGTTTCCGTCTGAAAGTGGTAGTAAAGACTCTAAGGGGTTTCCAGCAACAAGGTGTTTCGCCAAAAGTTGTTTTTTTAAGTTATATATGAATTCAACAGCCATCTTCTTACTTTCTTCTAAAGTCAGATGGACCCCGCCAAAATCAGTTTTGATTTTATTAATATAGACATACCAACCATACTGAATATTATACCGATTCAAAGGCTTTATCATATCATCAACATTATCTTTGAATGAAGACAACTGAATATCCTTGAAACGAATATATTTTGTATCTTTGTAATGATTAATTAACCCGTTTGACACTCTTTTTCTACTTTCTTCTGAATGTGTAAAATCTGATTGTCCTCCAATTTTTAGGTTATAACCATACGGAAACATACAGTTGTTTGAAATTATGTGATATTTCTCTCTTTCATTGGCATTTTCAACATCGCAATATTCTAAAATAGCTATCGTAAAATCGTCTTTACCGTATTTACGAATAGCATTATTCAAATAATGTGATTGATATTTTTTGCTTGAAAATGCTTCTGAAATATGAGTTTTAAACCGCCCAATATGACCGTATGGTCGATATTTGTTATGGTTCAATATGTGAGATACTGCTTGACCAACATAAACCTTATTTGTGGTTTTGTTTTGTATTTTGTAAATCTCACAATATCTTTTTGTTGAATCGCATAAAATTTCATTTGATAAATGTATATTCGGGTGGTGACACGTCATTATTAATATAATACTTATAACTTTAATAACTTTTGACTAGGAGGTAACACGCTTTTCACGCCTCCTGTTTCCGACAGAGATGTTTATCGAAATCCGCATTATAAGGTTTCGTACAACCAACGTTCATACGAAATGTATCACCTTGATACATCACCCGCGCAATGTGACACATCATACTCATCCTATGAAGTGTAGGCTGACGGTTGAATAGAATCGCGTCGCCATCCATCATATGACGATGAACGATGTCGCCATTATTCAGCATAATATTTGCGCGGTCAGCATAACGAAGCGAAATAGATTCGCCCGTCTTCCGCTCCAGGATTTTCGCGCCAGGATATTCATCCGGACCCGCGCGAACCAACCGAAGCAGGAATTTCTTGTTCCGGTCATTTACAACCACCGGTTTTGTAATATTCTTCGCGATTTTCAACGGAACTCCGAGTTCGCGAATGGACAGATTGGGGTCGGGGGTAATGACCGAACGCGCCGAAAAGTCTACACGTTTTCCCATTAAATTCCCGCGAACACGACCCTGCTTTCCGTTTAAGCGTTCTTGGATGGATTTAAGGGGTCGGCCTGACCTCTGTGCGACAGGCGCACAACCCGGGATATTGTTATTGACTTGAGTCGCCACATAATACTGGAGCATCATATGCCATCCGTCAATTACATTCGCAGGCGCGCCTTCGTTGATTTTGTCTTGAAGCGTCGTATTGGCCTTGATGATATTCACAATAATGTGCGTGATGTCGTCTTCACTGCGTTGGGACCCGTCCATCTTCACCGACGGTCTAACAGCAGGGGGCGGAATGGCGAGAACCTGGCAAACCATCCAGTCGGGTCGCGAGAAGACGGGGCTGAACCCCATAAACTCAACGTCTTCATCACTGATTCTGCGAAATATTTTGATGACGATTTCTGGCGTAAGTTTCATAGAGAGTGACCCATCCTTGTCTGCCTCTGCGGCGCTTCCTGCGAGACTGGCGGCGGTTGTCTCTTCTAAAATTCCCTTGACATTGTCCCATTCTGCGTAAATTTTACCGAGACCAGCCTTCATTGTAATACGGGTAGGCTGGAGACAACCACAACCTGTCTCGGTGTCCTCACCACAACGCTTGATTTTACTGGCAATGCGAAATACGTGGGCCCATCTCTCGTCAGCGGGTAGCGAAAGTAGTTGTTTGTTGGCGGATTTGCTCATACGAAGCGCACTACACTTGATACAAACACATCGCAGAATCTTGATAATCGTTCCTAGATATTGGTAGTAGAACACGGGTCGTGCCAGTTTGATATGCCCGAAGTATCCAGGGCATTTCATATAATCCAGTCCGTCTGTAGGGCAAATGACGCCGGGGTCAATCGGCCCCATCCTTGGGTCAAATAGACCGCCAATCACTGGCTTGTTATTCACATATGTTTCACGATTGGTTATTTCGGCAACGGAACCTTTCAATATTTCTTCGGGAGACATGATACTAAATTGAATGCCGATGATTTTAGAAACTGGGGTCGCCATTTTTGAAACCTTTCGTGTTTGGTCTTCTTATATACCTATTATAATATTTAGATTGTTTTCAATTTTGTAGGAATATGTAAATTGAAATGATAATGTGCGTGGCGGTAGCGGAATGAAAAAAATTGAAATGGTTTTCTCACATCAGCGTATCAGCAGACCTACCCAGTTCATTACATTACAATGTCACCGTTTATCATCAAGAAGAATAACAAGAAGAATACCAAGAAGAATACTATTCAAGGCGTCGTGCCGACGTATAAGAAGCACCGCGATGACGATATTCCCGATCTGGAATCAGACTCGGATACTTCATCAACCGATGATGAGTCGTTGTCTGTGGAATCGTCGCAACCGCCTGTGAATAAAAAGAAACATACTGCTGCGGCCAATATGGTCGTTGGAAAAATCGCGGAGGCGTTGGCTTCGTCGGTGATTGCCGCAGCAATCGCAAACGGAAAAGGAAAAGGAAAAGGAAAAGGAAAAGGAAAAGGAGACAATATAAGAATATTCGGGATTGGAAGCAGTAGCGGCCTTCGCCGAAAGTTGCGCCGTGAAGAGTCGGAAAATGACGACGACGACGACGACGACGACGAAAGCGAGAATGACGACGACAACGAAGACACCGAAAACAGCGAGGAGGAGGACAATCAATGCGACGAAGACGACGACAGCGACAGCGAACACGACAGCGAACATGACAGCGACGACGAAGACAACGAGGACAGTGAAAACGACGACGACAGCGACTACGACGACGACGACGACGACAGTGACGACGACGACGATGACAGTGACTACGATGACGACGACGACGATGACAGTGACGACAATAGTGAAGCCGAAATCGCCCGTCATAAGAAGCAGCAAAAGGAGATGGAACAGCAATGCGAGAAAAACAAAATCAAGCTCTCAGAAGTGAAGGCAACCATTCAGTCGCTCACAGAAACAATGAACAGCAACACGACACTTGCGAACAATAAGTTTATGAAGAAACAAGTGGAAGAAATGAAACAAAAGCAGCGCGATATTGAATACAAACTTCGTGTCGCAGAAAAAAAGCGCGACAAACTCAACGTCAAGGAGTTCAAAACGCTGTTGCGCAAGAAGAATTCCACGAACGACCTTCGCTACTTCCGCCGCCATATGACACCCGCCGAGCAACATAAGGTGATTGCGGACTTGAAGCAAATCCACGCCGTCAGCATCATTCAGAAACCCTACCGACTTTCGCTCCTGGAAACCGATATTCCAATCGCATTCAAGGCCATCGCGATGCGCAAAATCAATTCGCTGCGTCATATGGAGCCTGGGTGTGGCGAGTATTACAAAGTGAAGACTTGGGTGGACACTTTTATGAAAATCCCCTTCGGAAAAATCAAGAATCTTCCCCTAACGATTGAAGACGGGTTGGCGCGTTGTAGTGAGTTTATGGAGGCGTCCAAATCCACACTAGATACTGCCGTCTACGGACTCAATGACGCAAAGCTCCAGATTATGCAGATGGTCGGTCAATGGTTATCCAATCCCGCCGCAATGGGAAGTGCCATCGCAATCAAGGGTCCGATGGGAACCGGAAAAACATCGCTTGTGAAGGAGGGTATCAGCAAAATTCTCGGACGTGATTTCGCCTTCATTGCGCTAGGCGGCGCGACGGACAGCAGTTTCCTGGAGGGTCATTCCTACACCTACGAAGGCAGCACGTGGGGCAAAATCGTGGAAATCATCATCCAATGCGGCTCAATGAATCCGGTCATTTACTTTGACGAACTTGACAAAATCAGCGAGACAGCGAAAGGTGAAGAAATTGTTGGTATCCTGACACATCTCACAGACACGAGTCAGAACTCACAGTTCCACGACCGCTATTTTGCGGAGATTGACTTTGACTTGAGCAAGTGTCTCTTCATCTTCAGTTATAATGACGAGAGCAAGGTGAATCCGATTCTGCTTGATCGGATGTATCGCATCAATACTACAGGTTACAACAAAAAGGACAAGACGCAGATTGCACAGAAATACCTTATTCCTAAGATTTGCGCACAAGTTGGTTTTCGCGAAGGTGATGTCGTCATCCCCGAATCGGTCATTGAGCACATTGTGGAGAATTATACCGAGAGGGAGGAGGGTGTCCGAAATTTGAAGAGATGCTTGGAAGTCGTTCATCGCAAGTTGAACTTGTATCGTCTCATCAAGCCAGACACGCCGCTCTTTGAGAAGGAAATGTCACTGAAGGTCGCATTCCCATTTTCGGTGACAAATGAAGTAGTGGACAAACTGGTGAAGCAGGCAAATGATGACAAGCGTGTGAACTTGAATTTGTATTTGTAAAATAATAATAATAATAATAAGCGGGCTAGGCTAGGCTAGGCTAGGCTAGGCTAGGCTAGGTATAAATACATATTTTTTATTTCGGTAGAATAGAAAAATACTTACCTCGGCTTACCTGTATCCGCGACGTCGGGTCGGGTCGGGTCGGGTCGGAGATTACGCTTCTCTGGTCGCCACAATATTTGCTCGGTTGAAGTGGCGAATGTTCGTTTGAAACTGGTGAAGTGACTCCTTTGTGGTATAGATGGTATCCGCGAAGTTCTGGTCCACTTCATACCGATGAATCAATGACTCTGGGTTTGTCGTGTTGCCATTGTAGAAGCAGATGTAAAACTTGATGTTTTCAGGGAGAAGATCCGAACAGGACGACAAAAGCGATGTTTGAGCAGGAAAGCACGATGGGCACGGTGGCATAGCGGCGTTTGAATTGAAGATTCCGTCCTCTGGGTTTTCGAGTTCAATCGTGATGTGGTAATAGTTGTGGTCCATCGCATCCCGTTGAGTTTGATTCCACCACGCGGCAGCGCAAATTTCCAAGACTGCGAATTTGAAGCACTTTGCGATGAACGCGCGACATTTGTCAGCGTGATGGATGATTTCACCAACATTGTCTTCCGCGCTTTTTTTGACGTCAACGATGTAGCGCCGCACTGCTCTGGCAATGGTATTGACCTGTTGAAGCAGATTGTTGGTGATTGTGCGATGGTGTTGTTTCGTTGTTTCAATTTGTCCTTTGAGTGCTTTCACAATGGCGCTGTCAGCTGATTCAAGAAGGTAGTCGTTGCGGTTGTCATACTGTTCGTACTGGTCGTCGTCGTCGTCGTCGTCTGTCATCATTGGCTGCGGCTGAAATGTTTCCACGAAATCAAACGTAGGTGATGGAAGACGCTGCTCTCGGCTTTCTTGCTTTTTGGCGAGCTTAATGATTTCCCGAATTTTGTTAATCTCTGTATTTTTTTGTTGTTTGTTCGTCACGAGCATTTTGCGCAAGTGTTCAAGTTGATTGAGTGCTTCTGTCAGGTTCTCTTCGTTCTTGAGGAATGTGCTGAATTGTGGTAGTCCCGTGCACTTCTCGTAGACGAAACTCGCGTGGTCAGCGCAGCATTTCTCCACGCGACTCTTCCACGAAGAGTGTGGAAAGGAGGACGGGTCTGCCACGGTGGCTCGCTCTTCTTGAATGTCCCTGAGAATTTCCTCGCGAATGTGTTGAAGGAGTTGGCTATTTCCGGCGATGTATTGCTTGAGGTTCTTGGCTCCGTTAATCCTGGTGGTGGTAGTGTTTCTCATCTGGTGTCTGCTGTTCATTTCGTTCGTATGTAGTCTGTGGTCTGGCTCTGTTAGAATAGAGATATATGAAAAAGCATTTCAATTTTTTTCAGATTGTTCTACAACGTCAACAATCTGAAAGTTTTTTACAAACTTTTACACTCCAGAATCAGAGGTTCGGTTTCCACCACGGGTATTGAGGTAGTTGATTTGTTCGGGGGTCATACACACACAACCGGTACTAGATGAATAAGGCGCCGGGCAGCATTCGGGTTTAAATTTATTCTTGGCAAAGAGGACTAACTCGCCGTTTTTCAAGGGTTCATCCGCGGTATATGCGCTGCCGGTATTGTTGATAATACCGTATCCGAATTCAGACGCATAGGTGTTTGCCTTGGTGACCCACATTCCTGCTACATCTCCATTCTGAACCTCATTGATGTCCGACCCCATTAAAGCCAATCCTTCCTTACCCGCGGTTGTCACGGAAATCTTCTCCGGGCGAGGCTCAGCACCGCCGCCGACCATACTGACAATTTGGTCCAGCCCCGTCATAAAATTTGACGTGAGTCCTGCCATTGGTTCTTTTTTATCCGAGACACTACCGGTCGCCTTAATGATATCGGGCATCGGTTGACCATTGGCAATCATTTCCGCAGCATCCTCGGCGGCTTTCTTCTTTGACGCAGCCGAACCAGGTTGTCCTACATCTTTATTATCAATACCCTCCTTTATGGAGGCGCCACTCAGGTATGTAAAAATCGGATATCGGCAACAACTGCACATCAAATTTGCGCCAATAAACAGCGAAACGATGACAAGTAGAATAAGTTTATAGTTCATTTTTCAATAATTGCAGGACAATCAATTATAATAAAACTATAGATAATTATTATCTTCTAATCCATCATTTGGGAATATATTGATTCTCTAAATACTACGGAGAAGGTATGCGACTTGTTCGCTGTCGCGTAATTTGACGCGATACAATTCCTAATAAAATAAGTGGAATCGCGATAGTAAGGAAAACAGCAATTGCCGCAATCGCGAGTGCCCAACCTACAAAAGGGATATACCATAATACAATAATAATCACCACCATTATCACCAATATGATAATCATCAATTCATAGACGGACCCGATGAGAGAATAAAACGACCATAATACACCGACAAATGTGAGTAAAAATGTTGCTAATATACCCTTTATTTTCTCAAAGAAATCAACCATCCGAATCAACATCACTTGAACCGGGATAATAACATTTTGAATACGATTAAATATTGATAAAAATATGTTCTTCAGTGTCTCACGTATTCGGTTGAATAGAAGACGGAACTTCTCAATCACGCCCAATATATTTTTGAAAATTCCCATAATGACATTAAAAATGACATATACCATACTCATTGGTCGGTCAAATACACCTTTCGTGCTATTTGCGCTACATTCCATAAAATTCTGTTTGGTATATTCTAGTGGGCTCACCCCATCCGGCGCATTAATCCACCCAGCAAATGGCATAACATCTGGGCGGCATCTGTATTCTGGCCAGTTTTGTTTCACTTCTAGAAGTTTGTTCTGTATTTCAAAATAAGTAATAGCCGACATAAATAAAAATATAACGACACATACTTTGATAATATCAATACCGTATCTTCCAGTAAATGTCTTATCTCCATATAAATAATTCAACCGCTCTACGATGGGTTGTTTTCTGATTTTTTCTATTTTTTCGTCATATCCAGATGACCCTTGCTTCGCATATTCTTTTAATGATGAAAGTAGTGATTTGCGAGCGGTTCCTACAGCCTTATTAAGAGCCTTATCTCCAATTTTTTCAGATATAAACCCTAAATCTAAAAAAGTATCTTTTACTGTTGATAATACAAGTGAGAAAATGCCTTCCATAACTATATTCAGATATATTTTACTTATATTTGAATATCACTGCGCTGCCCTGCGGCGGCTCCCGCTACGCTCGGCTCCGCTTCGCTCGGCTCCGCTACGCTAGAAACGAGAGATTCCGATTCATCTGTCCAGGCATTCCGTGCCCAAACATCACCATATAAATAAGAACAAATGCGCCAATCACGATAGACCGGTCTTCCGCCACGAGTGCGGGCTGATTGAATATGTATCGCATCATCATATAAATAGCGATACCAATCATCGCAGAATGCGCTAACATTATAGCACCACGTTCATACACCATTGTTGCTCTATTATACACTATGTTAGATAATTAGCTCCGTCCCAAAGACCTCACCATTTGTCCGAATATACCTCCCCACAAACTCTTCATCACCATTAACGCACTTGACATAACAAACATCAGTGTCGCAAAAATACCCGCGAGTTTATTGACTAAATCTCTCATCGCGATAATAATGCGTTGAAAACCTATGATGATATTATTGAAAATCCCGAAGATGTTCTTCATAATCCCCATAATTTTATCACGCAGACCACCAATGAATCCGCGAATATTCTCCGTATCTTTCACGATTTTGGTCGCAACCGAACCCACCAATGAAATCACGTGATTCAACGGCATCATTAGGTAGTCCATATAGCTACTTTGGGTAGTCTGGATACACTGCATAAAATTGTCACCTACATCGTGGCCAAATAGTTTCGCAAAGGGCATCACTGCTGGGCTACATCGGTATAATGGCCAGTTGTCTTGTACTTTTTTCATTCCAATCGCTAAAATATTGGATAAATAGAGTCCAATAAAAATGACAATAATAAGAATTGAAAATGCGATATCTGTTGATTTCATATCCGACGACAACGACAACGATGACGACGACTATGAATTGCGTCTTCCGTTATATTACCCTCATATAATATCTAACGGGCGACTATCGCATTACGAAAATACCTTACGCATCACCTTCTTAATATTGTAAGCAATTATACTTGTGACGGATTGGTCGTGGCGAGGTCGGTGGCGGCGGCGGCGCGCAGTCGCGTGACTGAATCGCACCTTTTTGCGCCCTCCTTTCTGTGTCGCATATGCGTCATTAATGCTATTGGATTGTGCTTGATTATGAATTGCGGTGAAATTTGCGTTTTGTGCTCCGGCGCATTGGGGGCCAGCAGAGCAGGTTGACCCCACTTGTGGAATGACGATTTGCCCTCCTTGTTGCGATGAAGTGGTGCTGCCGCCCGTCTGATGCTGTCGCTCCTTCGCAATATATCGGCGGCCCTTATACGTGCGAATAAACGATTTGTGACCCTTGCGCCGACTGCGCCGACTGCGTCCACCTCCTGACAATGTATTCACCGCATTTAATTGCCCCTGTTGCGCCTTGACGGCGTTCATCGTGGCTTGCGGTGTCGCAATATTCGCTGGGACCTGGATACTCGCAGCAGTATAACTGGGTGCTTGTGGTGCTGATTGAACATTGAGCGTCATATCGTTCGTTCGCGTATATATAACAATTATAAAATAAACATTGGATGTGGCTTCGCGTTTGAATATGGTCTAAATACTGTGTGTGTAGTATATACACACGACAATGGACCCCGAGCAACGTATTCAACTTCAAAAACTTATTGACGCAAATGGAACGGAAGACCATACCGAGGTGATACGCCGCGTTAAACATAGCTCACAAATTCACCAGGATGTGACAACAATGATACAACTCAAACGCGAATACGGGCGTTTAGCCAAATCAAACCCCAAACAATTTGACGCATTGTGCGTCTCTCGTTGCGCCTTTCTTTTTACGTATTACACCGATTTATATAACCGCCTGAAATCGGGGGAGATTGACCTAAACCTCCTCCTACAAATGATTCGCATTCTCCGAGAGATTGAGGATGGAAAGCTAGACCAGCACGAGGGGTCGTTTAAAGTTGGAACTATCCTGAAACGTATCTATGTGGATAGTGCTTTGAAGCGGTCGGAGAATTTAGAAGCAGAGCAGGCGGCAAAAGAGAAGCGGGTGGCGACGAAGGCGGCGAAGACATCTCGTCCGGCGATTCCAGAGAAGAAATTGACCTGGGCGGAGTTCAAGGCCGCACAGGCGACATCGGCGGCACCGGATTCTTAAACACGATATATCCATTGAGGTAGGTCGCAAATGACACCCACGCCAAATACGGGACGAGCAAATACGCCGCAAGACGGGACACCGGATAAAACGCGCGGATATTCAGCGCGATGAACGCGAGCATTGCGAGAATGACGACGAAACTAAGGTCGGGGCGCTGAAAACGGAAGAATATTTGAGACCACGAGAGATTTAGGACCCACGCCGCGCAATAATAGAGAAACGCGGTGGAACGGACAGCGGCGCTGATGGTCGTCTTGGTGGCCGAGAGAAATACCACGCCGGATGCGATAATAAGTATATACAAAATCGTCCACGCGATGGGGAAGACCCAACTGGGCGGGGTGAGGGGGGATTGATTGAGAGATTTATACCAGGCGGAGGTGTTTGGGGATGATGCGGAGTTCATTATGAATGAATAGTTATATATTAGAATAATAGTATAAAATTGAATGTGTATGTTGTATATCTTACTACAACATACACAATGCCCCCCAAGTTTAAAATAGTTACTACTGCCGCTCGCCCCGCCTCCGCCGCCTCTGCCCATCGCTCCAGCGCCGCATCGGCTCGCTCCAGCACCACCGGTCGTTCGCTCGTCATTGTAGAATCCCCCGCCAAATGTCAGAAAATAGAATCCTACCTCGGAAAAGACAAGTATACGTGTCTCGCCAGTTTCGGGCATATCCGAGAGATTGCGGACGGTCTTAAATCCATTGACGTGGACCGCGAATTCGCAATCAAGTTCGCAATTATGTCGTCCAAGCAAGCCCAAGTCGCGAAACTCCGCGCCGCCATCGCCGACGCCAGCGAAGTCATCCTCGCCACAGACGACGACCGTGAAGGCGAGGCTATCGCCTGGCATTTATGCCAGGTCTTCCATCTCTCGGTAGCAACGACCAAGCGTATTATATTCCACGAAATCACAGAACCCGCGCTTAAGGCCGCCGTCGCCGCCCCCCGCACCATCAATATGTCTCTCGTGCTCGCCCAGCAAGCGCGTCAGGTGCTTGACCTCATTGTCGGTTATAAAATATCTCCCGTATTATGGACCTATGTCGCACACACCAATCTCTCGGCGGGGCGGTGTCAGACTCCTGCGCTGCGTCTCGTCTATGAGAATTATAAAGAAATAGAGGCTGCGAAGACGACGATGGTATATACTGTCTCAGGTATCTTCACCAAACTCAATCTTACATTCCATCTCTCGGTAGATATAGAATCCACGGGGGATTCTTCCACGGGGGATTCTTCCACGGGGGATTCTTCAATCCAAGTGGTCGAGAGATTCATTCGGGAAACCGCAGCAGCGCCGGACACCGGGTTTCGTGCGACGGTAGGCGCGCCCAAAAAAACGACGAAGCCCCCACCACGCCCCTATTCCACGAGCACGCTTCAGCAGGCCGCAAGCAACGACCTTCATCTCTCGCCGAAAGATACAATGTCGGTGGCGCAGAAGTTATATGAGGGAGGGTATATTACCTATATGAGAACAGATAGTCGGGTATATTCGGCGGAATTCGTGGCGAAGGCGTGTGAATATATTCGGAAACGGTTCGGGGGTGAGGGCGTTACCTCAGAGGACCTTATTGGAAATCTCTCGGAGACATCATCAAAAAGCGTAAAAGACGCAAGCGCCGCCGCCGCCCACGAAGCCATCCGTCCTACAGATATCTCTCGCACTTTACTTCCCCAATCTTGTCATCCGAGAGAACACCGACTCTATTCATTGATTCATAGAAATACAATGGAAAGTCTGATGGCGCCGGCCATATGCCAATCTCTCACAATGGCGATTACATCTCCAGTCAAGGTCGTGTCGGGCTCGGGCTCGGGCACACCGACGGCGTGCGAATACAGATACACGGCAGAACAAGTAATTAAACCGGGTTGGAAACTCGTAGCAGGTGGATATGACAAGGAAGCAAAAGAGTATACGTATTTTGCGTCTCTCGCCTCCGCCGCGTCCGCACCCCCCGCGATGCCCTTCAAACGTATTATGACCAAATGCTCCTTGCGAAACACGAAGTCGCATTATACCGAGTCGGGTCTCGTTCAGTTACTTGAAAAAATGGGAATCGGTCGCCCGTCCACCTTTTCCAGTTTGATTGATAAAATCCAGGAGCGCGGGTATGTTAAACTCCAGGACGTTCCAGGGAAACCCATTGAGTGCCGTGAGTTCGTGATAACCAAGAATAATGGCACAGCAGCAGCGTGCGCTTCAGTAGAATCAAAAACAGAAGTCCGAGAGATGGGTGGAGAGTCGCGGAAACTCGTCATTCAGCCTCTCGGAATCATCGTGATTGAGTTCCTTCTCACGCATTTCGCGCCACTGTTTGAATACGAGTTCACAAAGAATATGGAGAACCAGTTGGATGAAATCGCGACCGACGGAATGGTATGGCACGAACTCTGTTATAAATGTTGGTTTGATGTCAACACGCAATTACGAGAATTGAAAGAGCGCGGGGTCATAAAAGAAGAAATTCAAATCGATGACCGGCATTCGTATATTATGGGGAAGAATGGACCGGTGATTCGGTGTCGCGTGACGGACGCGGACTCTGACAGTGGAAACTCATCGGGCGCGGACGACACGGACGACGACGCAAGCGTCGGGCGGACCCCTAAATCTGCGGAAAAGAAACCGAAATTCATATTTAAAAGTGTGCGCCCGAACCTAGAATATGCGAAAATACAGCGCGGGGAGTATTCTCTCGCGTATATGCTCGGCGAAGCCGACCACGTTGGAGGCGGAGCCGGGACCACTGGGGCCCGAGGCGAGCCCGATGACGGTAATTCAGCGACGACATCAGCCCCCGCACCGATATCCGTCGCCGGAGGTGGACGCCTTATGGGCCAATATCAAGGCCAGAATATTGTTATTAAAAGCGGGAAATATGGCGCATATGTCGTATGGGGAAGTATGAATCTCTCGTTGAAGCCGTTACTGCAACAAGGTGGGGGTGCTACGACTATTGCGGCGGCGGCGGGTGGCAAATACGCCCACAAATCAAAAACGACGACAAATCAAAAATCCGAGTTCGATTTAACATTAGAAGACGTAATAAAGTTTATTGAGAGAAATAATGCGCCGGTGGTGGCAGAAGACGGAGATGGCGAAAGCGCAGCGGCAAGCACGGGCACGGGCGCGACACCATTCCAAGGCCAAATCTTACGCACAATTGACGAAAATACGACGATACGATATGGAAGATATGGACCGTATATCTTTCATAAAACACAGAAAATGACGAAACCGGCGTTCGTCGCGCTAAAAGGATTCGCGGAACTTCACGGGAATTATATCACGTGCGACGTGGCGAAAATACACGAGTGGATTGCCGCGACGGAAGGGGCGCCGCCTAAACCAAAACCGAAGTTCGGGTTCTTCAAGAAAAAGTAATAGTTCCTTACTACCTACGGCGGGTGCTGCGGGCCTTGCGGGCCTTGCGGGCCTTGCGAGATTGGCGAGCCTTGGATGAACGACGGCGACGGGCGGTGGGGCGCTTTTTGGAGGTTTTGGATTTTTTTACTTTTCTGGAACGTCTTCCTCCGTCGTATTCATTAGTTTGGGACAAGGTCGGTACCAATCGCCCATTTATTTCCTGAAATGATATTGTTGCATTATTGTAAGAATCACTTCCATTCTCTCCAAGGTTTTGCATATCTTGGGCACATACATCTCCAAATTTCCAGTCATCATCTGTTTTATCTTGACTGTCATATCTTATAATTGAACCAATATTGTCTTGTGTTATTTCTACACAATATCTTTGATTTAACTTTGAGTTATATATTTGTCGTTTCTGACCAACTGCTATGGCGTCGCTCATCTTAAATAAAGTTTACGATTGTGTTATATATACTACAAATATTAGTTTCATCTAACTACAAGAAATAATCCCAAACGCACCGTATCCCCTCCTCCAAATCAACCTTACACGAGAACCCAAACAATTCATCCGCTTTCGTAATGACAGGTAATTATAATATAAGTGATTTTATCTAAACTACCTACGGCGGGTGCTGCGGGCCTTGGATGAACGACGGCGACGGGCGGTGGAACTCTTTTTGTGGGATTTTTTAATTGTTTTCACCCGATGGTGCTGGCGGCGGCGTCGGCGGCGACGACTGGAACCGCCTTCAAATTCCTCATCTTGAAATTCCTCATTTGTTCCTAATACTGCATCATCTCCCAAGAAATCTACGCCCAGTTGGCCAATAGCTTGACGGTAACTATTAGAATGTATGATTTGGGATACGTATGCATTGTATTCAATCTGCATATCTCTATCAAAATCTTTTATTTTTTCAGAAAGAAGACGAAATACTTCTGTAATAAATACTTCTCGTTTTTCATAGGTAATTTGTTCCCATTCTAGGCGCCCATATGCCTTTGGTACTATACTATTACGAGTTGTTAGTAGTTTAAAACCTATAATAAAAGATAACAATTGCAGATAATTTATACATATTTTCGCATCTTCAGGAACAATCAAGTTATTAAACAAATCGTATATTATTGCATACCAATCTGGAAATCGTTCATTCATTCTTCTCACAATTGTCAAATCATTTTCGTGCATCATCAAATCGCCTGCGTCACTCATTCTGGGTACAATATGAATATCAGTAGCACCAGCAGCAGCATAACCATAAGAGGGTAAGTGTGGAACGCGCGCACGCATTGAGTTAGATGGCGTGCTTTGTTGAGGTCCAAAACTAAAACCAGGAGAAGCGGCGGATATTGGACTTTGAATTTCTTGCGGATTTAACTCAAAATTGGGTCTTGGGGTTGTGTCAAATAAAAAGGGAGAAAATTGTGGTCTCTGTGTACTACACGCACACGGCGTAGCTAACGGCGTAGCTAATGGCGTAGCCCATCTTGCGGATCTCGGTGCAGGTGTAGACACCTCTATCTGACCAATAACATTCTCTGCTGGTGTACGTGGTCCTGGTGTACGCGGTCCTGGTGTACGCGGTGCTGATCTACGCGATCCTGGTGTACGCGGTGCTGGAAACACACTCATTTTGTATATAACTTATACTATCACAAGAAATAATCCCAAACGCGTTGTATTCCTTCTTCCAGTGTGACATCACACCGAAACCCGAACAATTCCTCCGCTTTCGTAATGACAGGTCGTCGGCACATTGGGTCGTCCTGGGTTCTCGGTAAGTAGGTAACTTCAAACGCGAATGCGGCACCGTCGTCGTCGTCGTCGTCGTCGTCGTCGTCACCCCCTCCACGTCTCTGTAACACCCGCCTAAACACAGTGACAAGCTCATTCATCGTGAATTCGCATCTAGGGTTGCCGATATTCACAGGACCGACATCGCCCACACTCGTCTCCGCCGCACCCATAAACGCCACCAACGCCCTGACCGTGTCATCTACGTAGCAAAACGACCGGGTTTGCGTCCCATCCCCATAAATCGTAATCGGATCACCACGTTTCATCTGCCGAATAAAATTCGTGATAACCCGCCCGTCGTCCAGGTCCATTCGCGGGCCGTATGTATTGAATAACCGCGCGATCTTCAAGTCTAAATCCGGGAATCGTTTCTGGTATTCATAGACCAACGTCTCTGCCGCACGCTTCCCTTCGTCATAACAAGAACGTTCCCCTACAGTATTCACGTTACCATAATAGGTCTCAGGTTGCGGATGAACGAGTGGGTCGCCGTACACCTCGCTCGTAGATGTAAACAGCATTTTACAATTGTATAATACGCAGTAATCAAGCACACGCTGAGTGCCATTGATAGACGTCAATAAGGTCTCCATCGGGTATTTTTTGTATTTCTCGGGGGACGCAATGGATGCGAGGTGGTAGATTTCGTCAATATGCTCCTCTCCGAATAGTGTAGGATTAATCGGATTCGTGATATCATAATCAATAAACCGAAACCGCGGATTACCATCACACATTATATCGGATAAATTTTCTAGATGCCCAGTGATGAGATTATCTACACAAATCACGTGGTTGTCGGGGGATTGCGAGAGAAGATGGATACATAGATTGGAACCGATGAAACCTGCGCCACCCGTTACGAGAATCGTCCTCCGCGTCGCTGTCATCGCTGTCGCTGTAGTGAGTGTCGCTGTATTACATATAACATTTATTATCTAAATAGAATATAACCGAATTCGAAATGGATAAACTCGCAGGCCCGAATGACCTGGTCCCATCTTTTAAGATATTCTCAATGCTGATTATTATCACGATTGTCATCAAAATGATATTTCAGTATAGTTATAATGAAAATGCGGCGCCCTCATTTAGCGATGTAAATAGTATCACGGACGTATCTCTCATCAAGGATGAAATCAAAAAGAAAGATTCGTCGGACCTAAAAAAAGAAGTGACGGTATACTTCAAGTCGTATATCTTCTACTACCTGACACTCCTCTGGACCGTATGCCTTATGATTACGATTGTATCCATCACGCTCAATAAATACGACGTGAATAAGCCCGGATGTATCGCGAAGATGAGTATGTTAAATGTTGTCCCGATTACAATGTTTATGTTTCTGCTAGGATGGATTATTTATCAAAATACGGTATACTATAATAAAATCAATTCAGGTCACGTGGCGGAATCGTATGTGACATTTGACACCGCAGTAAACATTCTTTTATTGGTCCAGGCGGGCATTATGTATGCGTATATCAACCAGCAAATGCTGTGCTCATCGGAGATGGGACAGTATAGCGAGGCGATGTCAAAATATGGGCCGTATATTGCTGCGTTTATCGCACTTCTGGCGGGAGGATGTATGGTATTAAATGAAATCATTTTGCGGTTCTTTACGACGGATGGGTAACAAAATCTTAACGATACGCCTCCATTTTGGAGTCAGACCCGCCTAGGTTTTGTGGTTACGCAATCGCCTCCATTTTGGAGTCAGACCCGCCTAGGTTTTGTGGTTACGCAATCGCACTGCGTCGTTTGGGGGCGCAACCCCACTAGAAAAACTTATACGTGAGCCCACACCCCGATTCATTTTCCCAGACCCCCGATATTTTGATAATAAAATGCTGAAACTGTGGTTTATCATAATGACGCATATCGTTTTTCCATACACTAATTACTCCTGTCCGCAATTGTTGTATGATATCTCCAGAGGGTGTCGGTATCGGTCGGTTACTGCACGACGACGACGACGACGACGACGACGACGAGTGACGAATTCGTATCCATTTATCTAATATACTGCTTTCTATGGTATGAAAAATAGAAAGCATAAACTGATTATGTTCGTGATTCGGGTCAAAATGACAGTTATAGATATTATAGTTCTGTTCGTTTTGTCGGATAAATAACTCAAACTGTAGATAGAGACCATTCATTATGAAATCTGTAGTAGAGTAGGTTATTCTATTAAATGTGCTATTTGGAATATGGATATTTGGCTTTGCTTCTGTGAAGTAAACCTGTGAGCTTTTATATTCGCCTGGGGCGATGACTACGTTCATTGTCGGTTCTACTACATTGGATAAACATATCGGTTTAAGTGAAAAATATTCTCTCGCCATATAATATTACGAACAATGAAATACCGTATTACGAATTATACACGTAAACGCGCTAACCAAATCGGCGTCGTTGTGAAACCGTCGACAAACCCTGAAAAGAAAATAGATGTTTTTCGTAAATCGCGCAAAATCGCCAGTGTCGGTGCGGCGGGTATGAACGATTTCCCTACTTATATTCGCACCCGCGGGCTCGCCTACGCAAAAACACGTCGTCGTCTCTATAAAATGCGTCACGAACGTGACCGTCACACCAAATGGACAAACGGGTGGTTGGCAGATAAATTACTCTGGTAAGACGGACGGACGGACGGACGTAAATGAATATAAACAGGTATAAACCAACGACAATGATACATACTAATCGTGTTCGCTGTCGCAATGAAGTTCTTCGAGACGAATTTCAATGAATATGTCAAAAAGGTAGAGGAATATTCACTCCATCCCGTGATTAAAAAAGTATTGGCAACGTTCCCTTCCGACATCCAATCGTTACCAAGTATGATAATATACGGCCCAAGTGGAGTAGGAAAGTATAGTCATACATTGTATATGATTTCGCGTTATAGTCCATCCAAATTAAAATATGAGAAACGCATCGCTGTAGCCTACAACAAGGAAACATTTTTCATCAAAATCAGCGACTGTCATTTTGAAGTGGATATGTCGCTCCTCGGGTGTAACTCCAAACATTTATGGAATGAAATTTATAACCAAATCCTGGATATCGTAAGTTCACGGCCGAACACCACTGCGTTCGTGATGTGTAAAAATTTCCATAAAATACATAGTGAACTCTTGGAAACATTTTATAGTTATATGATGGATAATCTCAAGTTCATCATTTTATCCGACCACGTCAGTTTTCTTCCCGATAATATACTTCAACGGTGTAAAATGATTCCATTCAAACGACCGACGTCCGTAATGTATAACAAGTGCTTGTTTCCTTCATCGGGGTCGGCAACTGCGCGAAAGCAAACGGCGACTACCACCACCACCCCTTCATCTCTCGTACTCATCAATGAAACACCAGTTCGTTTAACCAGTAAATTTCGCCTGGAAACCATCACCAATATTAAGGCGTTGAAATCTAATATGACAGAACTCACAGAACCGCACGAGAATATATGTAATTGTATTGTGGATATTATTCTCTCGCCAGATGCGCAATTGAAATACGACGCATTGAGAGAACGACTCTATGATTTATTAACATACGATATCAATATCCAGGAATGTGTCTGGTCTATTCTTCGTAGTCTACTACAAGAGGGGTCGCTTTTACCAGAAATGATGGACGACATTATGATACGCACGTATACGTTTTTTCAGTATTTCAATAATAATTACCGCCCGATATATCATTTAGAGAATTTCGTCTTATTATTAGTATGTAAGATACACGGCTACAAGCATCAATTTCCGTCCAATGCCTAGTCATCCGTTCCCAGAATCCATTCAATCTTCATTATCTACACTTGGATTTGCGGATGGAGTCGCGCCGTCGTCTATTAAAGAATTGAATAAACGGTATCATTTGCTTGCGTTGAAACACCACCCAGACAAGGCGGGGGTCGTCCACGACGAGACGGCTTACGCCACCGCTACCGAGAGATTCAAAGAAATTAACGACGCGCATAAACGCGTAAAGGATTATTTTTACTCAAGTGATACGGATATCAAAGACGTCGAAACAGGTTATGATAGTATCCTCCAACTCTTTATTCAGACAATTCTTGTGAAAATGACGGCGACGGCGACCGGGACCGCACCCGACGCGACGGCAATCCAATCTCTCATTCATATGATTATAACCAAGGGAATTCAATCAGGAATCACGCTATTTCGTAATATGGAGAAGCATTCGTGTATTACAATCTATGAACTTCTCTCAAAGAATCAAGACCTATTTGGAATCTCTCGAGAGATGATGGATGAACTCTTTCGTATCGTAGAAGAAAAGACCCGGGAAGATATCGTTGTTCGTCTGAATCCGTCTTTACTGGATATGTTATTAGACCGGGTCTACATTCTTCGTGAGAACGGGCACACGTATTATATTCCACTGTGGCACAGCGAACTTCATTTCAAGAAGGCACAGCCCGCGAACGAATCTCTCAAACACGAACACGAACACGAACACGAACACGAACACGAAGTCGTTGTATTATGTGACCCTGAACTCCCCGATAATGTCAACATTGATGATGATAATAATATCTTCATTTCTATTGACGTAGATATTCGTGAACTATTCGTTAAACAAATTGTGCCGGTCTATATCAATGACGAAGTAAAATCGCACGGAATCGTATATTATTTACACGCGTGTGATGTACGGTTCTCCAATACACATACACGTCAATGCGTATTACTTCGCGGCTCCGCGGGAATTGCGCGGTGTAATACCCTGACGAGTGATATTTATAACGTCGGAATTCGCGCAAATGTATACGCGAATGTTCGGCTTACGTTAGAAAATTGATTTGGAAGTATTGTATTGTATATTATCTACTATCAATATACAATGCCAAGAGCGTCGTCTTCCGGCACTCACACGACTACGTCTTCCGGCACTCACACGACTACGTCTTCCGGCACTCATACTACGTATTCGTTCTCCGAATTGTCATTACAACTCACGGCCACATTAACCAAGGATGAAAAGAAAACCGGAGGAATATTCTTCACGCCGCAATCTTGTATTCAGCGTATTATATCACTATTACAGGGTGTGTCGGTAACGATACACACTATTCTTGAACCATCGTGTGGCTCTGGTGAATTTATCACAGCAATGTCCCGCGCATACCCTGACGCGGATATAACCGGTGTTGAATTTCATCCTACGATTTATGAAGCAGTCTCGCAGAAATTCGCTAGCGCGCGGGCGGTGCGTATCCAACATGGCGATTTCCTGAAATATGACCACACGGGCCCTTCCCCCGACCTCATCATCGGTAATCCGCCCTATTTCGTAATGAAGAAAGAAGAAGTCGCCGCTGAATACTACCCCTACTTTGATGGACGGCCGAATATCTTTGTCCTATTTATTATGAAGTGTGCGAAGTTAGTTCGTGCGGGCGGCGTGCTTTGTTTCGTGCTTCCTTCTAGTTTTATGAACTCACAATATTACGACAAGACACGCAAATATATTGTGAGGAATTTCACAATTCTTCATATTGTTAAGTGCGACACGGATGAAGTGCGGTATATTGATACGGCGCAAGACACGATGATACTTATTCTACAAAAGAACAACGATGCGAGAGGCGGCGGCAACGGCGGCAACGGCGGCGGCGTATACGAAAAGTCTGGCGCGACAATCTTCACCGATAATCTTCCAAAGATAACGTCATTATACGCAGGTTCGCGGTCATTACACGACCTTGGATTTAAAGTCAGTGTCGGCACAGTTGTATGGAATCAGTGTAAGGACGCACTGACAACCGACGCGACGAAAACCCGTTTGGTCTATAGCCCGAATATTGAAAACGGAAAGTTCGTTCATAAAACGTATAAAAACCCTGAAAAAAAAGCGTTTATCAACAAGCCGGGCATCCGGACACCAATGATTGTCTTGAACCGCGGATACGGTGTTGGTGAATACCAGTTTGATTATTGTCTTCTTACTCCAGAGTTGGTCGGTGGCGAATACCTGATTGAGAATCACTTGATTTGTATTACGACGGAAGCGGCGGCAACGACGACGACGACGACGACGGCGGCATTTGAATGCGTGATGCGGTCATTTCAGGACCCGCGCACACAGGAGTTCATTTCGTGTTATTTTGGAAACAATGCGGTAAATACGACGGAGTTAAATCATATGCTTCCGATTTACGAGATCTAAATGATTTTATATTCATTTATAAAGTCATTTACACCGACCGAAAAGAAAAAATGAAATCACCTGATTTCACAATATTAGTGAATTTTTATACACACACGCGCGCAGCTTATCATACCTGTATTCAATATGTAACACAACATCTAATTCTTCGTCGCTAGACCTTAGACCTTAGACCTTACGAACAATTTTCTTCTTGGAAGCCGCATCACCACCGGCGGGAGCGGCAGCGGCAGGAGCGGCGGCAGCAGGAGCAGGAGCAGCCGCCTTCACGACGGGCGCAGGAGCAGGAGCAGGAGCAGCAGCAGGAGCAGGCTCGTCGTCATCTTCAATGATTGCGGAAACATTGTCATTGTCACCACCTTCCTCGTCGCCATCTACATCAGTAGGAACAACCTGTGATACAATCTTTGACTTCTCCTCATCATCCAACTTGATGTGACACTTGCCCTTCAGCGACATCTTGGGCTTGACGATTGCCTGGAACAACTTCCAGGTGACACCGAACTTACCATTGGCGAACCAGATTCCACCGCACTGGATAGAAACGGCGATGTGACTGCCTTTCGCAATCAGGTCCTTGGGTGAAAGCGCAGGATTCATCGGATCGGGGAAGATGGGAGACATATCGGTGTCATAAAGCTCGAGCTCTTTCCAGGTGTTGTCCCAGAAAGGCAACTTCACCTTCAGAGTTGGCGCACGGGTCATATCCGCCTCAAGCGTATCTTTGTTCTTGGGATACTTGAGAACAGGAGTCCAGAGCGCATCCACCGCATCAGCGGTCATCTTGGGTTTGCTGAACCACTCCTTGGAATTCGCGATTGCGTCCTCCTTGATTTTCTTCTCAAACGCAGCCATATTTGCGATGAACTTCTTCGTAGCAGGAGTCTCAAATCCCTCGTTGGGGAACTGGAGTGCGAGGTCATAACTCACCTTACCGGTCTTGTCGTCTGTAAAGTCTTGAACACCCCACGTGAGCATAAGAGGCGATGACAAATTGAGAACTGTGCTGGTCTTTGCGTTGACGATGCCGACGCTGCGACCGCCAACAGAGTTGACCTTGGGTTTCGTATATTTCATATCAGTGTGAGGATTGAAGGAAGCGCCGGAGATAACCATTTCAGAAGCCATTGTAGTAGTAGTAACGAACGTGTAGAACGAATGTGATATATGTATACATCATAAATGTTTAAATCAATTTTTTTGTGATGGATGGAATTCAAATGCTAATTGCGAAGTTACTACGTCGCTCCACGGCGGAGCCGTTCTGCGACTTCATAACTTCGCGCTATCGCCACGCAATATTGTCGTGTAGATGGAGTTTACATAATATACGATACTGTGATAGATTCACATTATTGTATTATAAATTATTACATTCAAAATTGAGCCGCGATAGCGCGACGTCGCGGAGGTGCGGGATAGGTTCGCAGAACCTATCGGAGCACCGGACCGGCGGAGCACTTCTTATCAAATATAGCAACGACATCCTTGACAAGTCGGTCAAACTCCTCACGTTGAGCGATAGACAGTGTCAAGGTTTCTTTGAGTTTATTAAAAATACCCTGAAGACGTGCGCGTTCCTTTTCAATGTCTGCGGACTTTTGCGCCTCAATCTTGTATTCATTCGAGAGAACAGTCAATCGTTTCAATTCCGATGAATAATCCCCATTCTCCTTTTGAATAAGAGCCTTGTATTTATTGTAATGGTTAACAAATGCGGTGGCAACATAACCAGAAACATTGTGCGCATTAAAGTGAATACTTGTCAATAGTCGTATCATTTCATCCTTATATTCATCCTTGTAGATTTTTGTGTCAACGGTTGACTTGACGGCCGCGATATGTGTTGCGAGTTCGCCGAGAGATTTCAGAAAGGCGGGTCTCAATGCGTCGAGAGATTCAAGATATTTGGTGTCAGCAATGAGTTTCTTGTAATGTGCCTGGATTGTGGTATTCAGGCGCTCTGTTTCTGAATAGAGTTTCTTCATTGAATCACGCACAGATTCCAGGCGACGTTGTTCGTTTTGAAGTGTCACACTAACGCCGTTGTAGTTATTTCGGTTTTCATTCTCAATTTTCACCTGTTCGTCACTGTTTTCCTTCATTATTTTAATGAGTTTCTCTTGGAATTTGGTGAGTTTCGCATTCGTCTTCTGATTTGTTGAAATGATTTCATCAATAACAGCAGGCTTAGACGCGGCGACGACGGGCACAGGCGCGGGCACAGGCACAGGCACAGGAACCGGCGCGGCTCTTGGCGCAGCAACAGGCACAGGCACAGGCACAGGCGCGGCTCTCGGCGCAGCAACAGGCACAGGCGCGGCTCTCGGCGCAGCGACAGGCACAGGCGCAGGAACCGGCGCGGCTCTTGGCGCAGCAACAGGCGCAGGAACCGGCACAGGCACAGGCGCGGCCTTAATCATTGGGAAATAACGGCAATACACACGATTGTGATTCTCATTATTGCTCGTCCATAACCATTCTGCGTCAGCAGGAATATTTGGACGAGAACCGCCTCCAACTGAACGCCAAATATTATTGTCTTGATTTCGCCCATAACTTACCGCATTCGCCCATGATGAATCATCAAAGATATTCCTATTCCAACCAGGACTTTCTTTTGTAGAACACCGCCATTCGGATGGTTTTGTAACCTTTCCGCCAAATACACCAATAAATGCGGCGGGACCTCCTTGGTCTACACCGTCAATCGCAATAACATCACCCTGTTTCACAAGAGGAGAAAAGTGATAGGTCGTCATCCAATGTGTTCCACGCCCAATTTTATTACCGTTTACATACAAGTCAAATTCGTTATCGCACGTCACGTAAATCGGCAAAACTGACGCAGGAGCGGGAGTCGGCACGGGCACTGGCAGAGGAATCGCCCTTACAGCAGCCACTGGATTGACGCGGTTCAGATTTCCACAGACATTATTCTGTAATTTATCAAAGGTTAATCTCATAACCGTTTGTGCGGCTTTACACGCATTACCTTCACACTTTACGTTACGAATACAATTTAATATATTCTGATTACAACTCACGCTACGAGTATTTGGAGAACCACAGCATTGGTCGTGAACCTTACAGCACGAGTCAAGTGAATCCTTGGGCGCGACACCCCATTGACATTTTGGTCCTTCGGCTCCTTTGAACCGTTGACCTCCGCAATAATTTGGACCACAATAATTTCCATAAATTTTGATTCCATTTTTCCTGGGAAGGAGATTCCTTATTCTGGAGACCGTTTTCTTTATAGTAGGTATCACCTTCACTGCTGGAATGATGGTCCGAATCACGGGTGTTGGCTTCGGTGCGACGACGGGTGCTGCCTTCGGTGCCACGGGTGCTGGCTTCGGTGCTGGCTTCGGTGCTGCCTTCGGTGCTGCCTTCGGTGCGACGGGTGCTGCCTTCGGTGCTGCCTTCGGTGCTGCCTTCGGTGCTGGCTTCGGTGCTGGCTTCGGTGCGACGACGGGTGCTGCCTTCGGTGCTGCCTTCGGTGCTGCCTTCGGTGCTGGCTTCGGTGCGACGGGTGCTGCCTTCGGTGCTGGCTTCGGTGCTGGCTTCGCGAAAATACGCCGTATTGGTTTTGGAACAAATCGCTTCCAACGTAATAAACTGCGACTAGAATCATCCTGGTCCTGGTCCTCGGCCTGGTCTTGGTCCTCGTCCTGGTCCTCGTCCTGGTCCTCGTCCTGGTCCTCGTCCGGATCCTCGTAAGCATACGCATCCGTTTCTGCGTCATCGTCTTGCGTATCCGAGAGATAGACCATAGAATCATCAACGGTATTCAATCCATCATCGGTCATCAATTCATTGCTTGGTGAATTGTCATATACGTAGTCATCCTGTTCCACATTCTGTATGGTTATACCCGATACGAGAGATGCTGAAAGAAGACAAAATAGAATACACGACGAGAGGCGCATAGTATAAGTCGGTTATACTATATCATAATAAAATATCTTTATGTCATTCACATACAAGGATAAACATAATAAACATTATATTCGATTATATATATTATCATGTCATCCGTTCTTCCCGCAAATAACAGACATGAAACACAAAAGTTATATTTAACACTATTACCGTATAGTTTATACGAGAATCCAATGAAACGATATTATCGTAAAGTGAAATTAACACGTTCTCACCCAGTACCAGGGTCAACCGGGTCAGGCGCTGGTTCTCCCGCGATTGAATTGATGATTATATCGCCTTACCCACAGCCGCATACAAATCAAATTGTATCTACCATTGTTCCGGGGTCTGCGTCTGTTATCCGAAGTACTAGAGTAAAACCACGGAAGAAAATGAAAATAACGACAGATTCAACACAACAAAACGAATCTGACCCAGAATCACCTAAACCGAGTAATAACACAATCACTGAAGAAGAACCTGCGACAAATATTATTATATTTCAACCAGGGGAGTATGAAAAGATGAAAAATGTAAAATATAGTCTGGCTGATTTGCGAATGCTATGTTCGCATTACGGTATCAAAAAATCCGGAACGAAACCTGAGTTAACTCAGCGAATATATATGTTCCTAAAGCACACCTATTATGTGCGGCGACTACAACGTATGTTTAGAAGTTTTATATCCAATAAATATCGTGCGATTTGTGGTCCGGGATATTTACATACATCTAAATGCGTAAACGATACCGATTTTTATACATTTGACAAATTATCAAATATACGGCCTATGGAATTATTCACATACCGGGATAGTGACGATAAAATATACGGATTTCATATTGCGTCAATATTTCACCTTATCATCAGTTCCTATCCGAATATAACGAATCCATACAATCGGAATGTGATTCCGCACACCATCATCAAAAATCTATATGAAAAACTGATTTACGGGTCGTTTTTAGGTTTCCGTGTGTCAGTGAAGTTAAATGACGAAAATGACGACGATGACGAATCCGACGAGAATACGATGAACGCAAATACTGCGAGCGGGGGCGGCGGTGTCGGCCTTACACGAGAGAAACAAGAAGAGCTATTTATCGTGGATTTGTTTCAGCACATCAACACACTCGGCAACTATTCAGATTCGGAGTGGTTTATATCATTACAACGTATAGAACTCATTCGGTTTATTCGCAATATTCACGATATCTGGTATTATCGTGCGAATTTGACACAAGAAATGAAAGAGCGAATTTGCCCTCCAAACGGAAACCCATTTGTATTACATAACGCGCAAGTAAATTTGAATGTATTGACGCTATTAACAGACGCAGAAATTCGCACAATTTGTGTATCAATCATTGACAGAATTGTTCGGCGTGGTGTATCTCGTGAAGACCAGTGTCTCGGTTCGTTCTATGTATTGGCGACCCTTACGATAGTCAATGAGGATGCTCGCAATGCGATGCCGTGGTTATACGAAGCCGTTTTGTAAAATGAAAACATTATTCCGCATCATTACGCCAGCAAAGAATGTGCGCTAAAACAACTTAAAAAGACTTTACTCATATGTGTATAACAATCGCAAATGGTCAAGCCTGTTGTTTCTACTTCCACTCCCGCTCCCGCTGCCGCCGCCGCTTCTGCTGCTGCTGCCCCTGCTAAGGCCGCCAAGGCCCCCAAGACTCCCAAGCAATCTGCTGCTGAGTCTGCCCCCGCCGCCGCTGCGGCTGCCGCTCCCGTTGTTGATGGCGCCGATGTTGCTGTTGCCGTCTCTGAGGTTGACGGCGCTGTTTCCACCGCTCTCTACGGAAGCGTTCTCACTAAGCTTCAGAGCGCTCAGGCCCTCATTGCCTCTATTCGTTCCGAGGTGAACGAGCTCAAGCGTCAGCACGCCCGTGAGCTTCGTGCTGCCAACAAGGCCAACAAGCGTCGCAAGACCAACGTCAATCGCGCACCTTCTGGATTCGTCAAGCCCACTCTGATTTCCAACGAGTTGGCCGCTTTCTTGGGTAAGCCCGAGGGTAGTGTTCTTGCCCGCACTGAGGTGACTCGTGAGGTCAATGCTTACATCCGCACTCAGAAGCTTCAGGACAAGGACAATGGTCGCAAGATTAACCCCGACGCCAAGTTGCTCAAGCTGTTGAAGCTGAAGAAGGGCGAGGAGCTTACTTACTTCAATCTTCAGAAGTATATGGCTGCCCACTTTGCCAAGTCTTCTCCTGCTGTTGCCGGTGGTGCTGTCAAGGCTTAAAAAAATATCAGTGCTGTGTCCGCTGAATAACATTGAATAATGAGTAATTTTATATTATTCATTATTAGTTCATTCTATAGGTGATTATTGAAATACTAATTATTCTGGCGACGGCGATGGCGATGGCTCAATGAATATGAAATCCTCCTTCGTCATAATTTCCACAATCCGTTTTTTATGTATATCATCGCTGTTCAAAATGACGAGTTGTTTATATTTGGATTCTGTAAATGAGCCACCGCCACCGCCAGTAGGCGTCATCACGTCAAACATTGACTCATTTGTTATATATGTGATTGCGCTTTTATTCGCACCACCACGGTCCGTGTAGTTTTCAGAATACCAGTCGTAAAACCCGCCACCACTATCGTGGTGTTTCTGTGTTTCGGCAGGGTCCAGTGACTTATACGTTGTAATCGCTTTAAACGCAAAATCGGGTGACACGGCGGTGGCGGCGGCGGTGGCAGCGGGAGCGGCGGCAGTGGCGGCAGGTGGTGGTGTGTAGTCAGTACCGCAAACGACACACATCATTTTAAATTCCTGTTGCGTGAGCGATAATTTGTTCAATATTTCGCGAGTATCATAGGATACGACCGAATGATTTAATAAACTCATATGACGCAATACAACCGGGCAACCATAGACAAACATATCTGTGTCATCACTCAAACACGCGTCTACACGCCTTTTTAAGGATAGTTTCGCGCACAATACATCGGCTTCGCCTTCTGCGTCAATCGTCGTAAACCCGAAACTCACGAGCAATTCCTTCACATTCGCAATGTCACAGTCGCGCAGACGGATGAATTGTTTTTTCAATTCACGCATCGTATCCTCTATATCATCAATTTCGGTCGTTTCAACTGGGATAGGACTCGCGTATTTTTTTTGTTTGAGAACTTCGGAAAGGGCATCATATTGCTTTTTTGCGTTCTCTTTCTTTTTTCGCCGCAAATCAATGAGGTCTGTTTTTTGAGGAGGCGGAGGCCCATCAAATATGAAAACCGCGTGAATATTGTAGTGTCGGAATACCGATGCCATCAAATACATATTTTCCAGTAACGCTCCTTCACCGCAATAACGATACATATAAATACTCGTGTCCACTGCAATTCTCTTTCCAGATAAATCCCGTAAATGGATGCGCGTGAGCGTGTCTGGGCATCGTTGTTGTATAAATCGGTTTAGGTTTCGGATTCCCATTCTTGTTTTTTTATGATACACCCATAAAAAAACATTATTTCGTTCAATTTTATATCTGGTGGGGTTGCGCCTGGGGTTGCGCCCCCAAACGACGCAGTGCTATAAGCGGCGCGGAGTGGCGGAGCGGAGTGGCGGAGCGGAGTGGCGGAGCGGAGTGGCGGAGCGGAGTGGCGGCGCGGAGTGGCGGCGTGTTAATGCGTGTCTGGATTGGGTGGTCTGGGTGCGAAGCCGAAGCGCGAAGCGCGAAGCGGTATTACGTATGTTCAATTTCTTCATCATCACTGAACACTGTATTCTCGTCAATTATAATGATATGTTCGGTCGGTGCGGGTCGTGAAGCGACAACACTTGTTGGCTCTGCGGCAGCAATACACGGGTCGGCGGCGTCGTTCACCACATCAGCATCAGCATCAGCATCAGCATCAGCAACAGCAACAGCCGCGGAGTCGTTGTTGTGCTTATGTTTCTCGTGACGATGAATCTTATGTTTGACATAATCTTTCAAGTCATAATAGTCCCGGTCCATTTCGTGATAGATATCGTCTTTCCACTCGGCCAGCCTTTCTTTCATATCGTATACATCATTGCTGGATTGAGCAACTTCGTCTTTCAAGAAATCAACCGTCTCTTTCGTATCCGATAATTCAGCATCCACCATTCCGATACTCTTTTTCAGTGTATCACATACTTCACGCATATTCTTCCATTCTTCCACCAGTCCATAATAACGCGCCGTATGATATTCATTTGACCGTGTAATCAGGTCAGTCATTTCATCATTTACAGACTGGACCAGTTTCGCCGTGACATTGCTTTCCATTTCAATCTCGCGTGTAATTGCGCGAGCAAACTCTTCGCGTAAATCACCGGCAATCTTATCTTGATGTTGTTCTGCGTAATGGAGCCCTTTCTGAAGTTGCGTCATAAGTGTCGCCTCGTGCTGTTTTACGCGTTCATTTAATTTTTCAGTTGTTTGAATTGCGCTTGTGAATTTATCCATCAGGTGGTTTTCCCGTTCAATGAATAAGGAATAGTCATTGTCATATGTGGTACGGCACTGCGACAATTCTTCACGAAGTTCCTTATTTTCATTCTCCAATTTCTGAATCCGAGCATCAAATTCGGTGCGTATTTTGTCAATATACGCGAACACTTCATTGTCTGCGTTGAATGCGCCATACGATACACTCTCGCATTTTTTGTTGACGTATTTTCTCAATTTTCGGACGACGTGTGCAGACAGCATTTTCTTCTCATTGAACTCGGTTTGGAATTGGGCGAGTTCATTCTTCGTATTTTGGAACTCCTCATACATCTCACTGGTCTGTCTATTGTAATAATCTTGCTGATATTGAAGGTCTGTTTCCGTTTGTTCACATTTTGCGAATAGACTCGCGACATTACGCCATAACATCGTCTGTTCGTCAACATCGTTATTCGTCTGGTGTTTCATTGAGATAGGATATAAGGGTGGAGGGGGTGACAATGATTCACGTCGCTCCTCCTCCTGCTGTTGCTGCTGTTGCTGTTGCTGTTGCTGCTGCGGAGTATAATATACAGGGTTATCAACCGAGAGTGAAACCAATTTTCCAAGCGATGTGCGGGGGACAGATTGCGACGATGAAGACGGCATTTTGATAATATATAACATTCATATAGATTTATATTCAATTTTACACATCCTGTCAATACGAATACTTATTCCATCGTCATTCGCATTGTATTCTTTAGTAAAGATAGGATTGACTGCGTAGACGACTTCTCTTCAAGAAACATTACCATACTCAATATTACGGGATCTCTCGCCGCGCTCATAATGAATTCAACAAATTGCTTCAGATGATTTGTCGTTTGTGAGAATCGAATTGCGCCTACGCCGCCGCGGTTATGCTGGCAACACCACGATATAAATGGAAGCGCATATACCGAGAGAATTCCCCCTAAAATATAATACGCATATACGTTTGTATCTTCTGCGTATCGTTTGCGACACACCTCCGTATTTTCCGCAGATGGAATCGTGATGTGTGCGTATTTCAGGTCCATAATCTCCAGAACTTTTACTGCTTGATATGCGTAAAAAACCGCATTGCTTGTTAATTTCTCTCGCACAGTGTGAATGAAATGCGAGCGGGACGACGACGACGACGACGACGAGGACTGGTCTTTTTTAAAATAGGCGTCAAACATTGTATTGATGATGCGCGCCCATGTCTCTGTATATGTTTCAAATAAGAGTATATCGTCGTGTGGAATACAAAATGTGCGGCGAAGTTGCTCATTTGCTTCGTGTAATCCCATATCTATGAAATCCATATTGAAATTATGCATGGATTCGTGGATGAACACCTTGAACCATTCTTCCGCGCGATACACGACAATCTCCCCGTGTGTCTCGCAGTTTCGCGTAAGGCCGGTGTTCACGTGGATTGCCGAGAGAATTGCGTCGTCGGTGGGACGCTGCTTTTTAAAAGGTGTCATATAAAAATACACATTAAGGCTCTTCTCGGAGCAATCTTTATCTGCGAGACTTGTCACGATAGAAAGCCACATAAACACCTTATATGCGTAAAGTTGATAGACTGCGATTTCGGACGCGCATACGCCGCCGTGTCCTTTGTTACAGACGGCAATATGTGACTCGGGAAATGTTATAAAATAAAGTGAAATCGCGCGTCCGTGAATATTGGACTGAAACTTGATACAATACTCGGATTTCTCTCGGATGTAAGAGTATACTTTATACGGGATATATCTGTCATCATCGCCATCGGTGCCGTGTTGTCGCCGTCGTATATCATACACCCGCTGTAATTCCGAGAGAATGCGCGGATGTGGGAGATCATTGGCTGAATTTTTTATTTCAGTGAGTTGGAATGCGGGGCGACGAGGTTCGTCTCCAGCGGCGTCTGCGCTCGCAGTCATTGTTTGATACACAAAGAATTCCGCATTGCGTAACTGGTCATAGAAATGATTCAGGAATTCGGTTGTCTTTTCTTTATTCTCGTGTATGTGTGAACGAATACTTGGCGGCAATTGTTTATGGTAATCTCTCGTAATGGTCTGAATCGCTCGCTGGATTCCCGCCGAATCTCTCTGTAACTCTTCTTCTATCCACATCGTTGAATGTATGTATTACTATTTTATAATACTATTATAATTATAATAGTATGTTCGAACTCATTTTCAAGAAATACTTTAAACCGGGAACGCTTCATATCTTCGTGTTTTCGTTTCTCGTGTTTATTGTATTAAATATCATTGAAAACGTCATACATTATAATATTGGGAAATTCCACGACGCCAATGGCAACTCTGTAAACGGCAACGACCGCAGTATAGCCGGTTTCCATTTTACAAATCCGTCTGATACTGATTGGGTCCGTATCGTCGTCATTATGTTTATTTTCGCGGTATTACAGGGGATATTTACATCGTATTTCAGCGTATGCTGAAATCGTCAGCGTTTGCTAGCGCCATAAGCGCCGTCAGCGTGTGCGTAATTTATGCCTCACCCGCATAAGATGCTGATACACCTCCGGCCGCGCACCACGCTGATAATGAACAAGTTTCGCATTCCGCGTCGCCAATAACATATCCTTTAATCTCTGATTCTGAGAGAATTTCGCAAACATCGCGCTCTCCATCTCTCGTTCGCTTCGCCCGTGATTGAAGAAATCAGGGTCAATCGTAATCCGTGATGGACGAATTATGGCGCTATGATTCAACTTCCCGCTTTTACTACCAGCTGCTTTTGCGAGAACGGGGTCCGCCGACAATTCCGACCTAGAATCCAGAGAGAATTTAAGGTAAAAATCGTGGTTGTTATTCTTGAATTTACTTCCTTGATAATAATGCTCTACACTCTGCCACGTATGACCGTCCAACATAAACGGTTCGTTCCAGAAGTTGGACAGTTTGCGCCGCCAGTTGTCAAATGTAGCGAGTTTATGAAAATGAATTTTCTCCGTCTCGGGGATTTTCTCGCCAGAACCCATCCCAGGCAATGCGTTCGGGTTGGATTTCGCATAAAACTGGAATACGATATCAGTTGTATACAAATTTTTATCGGCTCTAGTGCCAGTGGTATGGATTTCTTCCAATAAATCGTCCAAGCTCTCGTTTGGTATATCGTCCGCACGTATACCGAGTTCACGCTGAAATAATTTGAATTGCGGAATCAGGCAGAACGCACCCGCCTGTGTTTCCAGACATTTGGTCGTGATGAGTAGTTTGATATCATACGGCAGTTCAGAAAATGCGAGAACACCGTGTGTTTTATAAGTGATAAGATTGTAAGTGGCCGTCTTTGGATAACTCATACGACTGTGGGCCGCTTCTTTCTCCTTCTTGTTTATAGTGAGTGACGACGCCTTTCCTATCAAAATATACGCGGTAGGCTCAAACACACCGCGTTTGCGAATATCCGCATCAATCCCACCGCCATTGTCTCCTCCCGCGCCATTATCGCATTGTAACACATTATCAATATCACCGGCTTCGTATGCGTCCCGCGAAAACACCACGAATTTCATATTGAGCACGCGCTCCATTGTCGCGATGGCCCACGCATCAGGCCAATAAAGTGACGTCATCATTCGTTCTTTTAATTGTTGTGTGGACCGGACTTCGCGCATATAATCGTAGCGCGACGAGAGAAGTTTCGTATACTTCATTTCATCGTGTTTCAGGTTATGTTCTACAACGAGTTTCTTCGCACCCGCAATCATTAATTGTTGTTGGGCGCGGTCGTGAATGGCGGATATTCTGCGTTTGACGTCATTGTATTGATTCACGAGTTCTTTCGTCTCTCGCGTTTGAGTTCGCGTAAGGCCGTGATACATTGCGAATTTCTCTCGGTATTCCCGAAATACTTCATCATTGACTTCCTCGGAGAGTTGTTTTCGCAGTTCAAGGATAGTCGTCGTCCGTCCTTGTGTGAGAAGTGCGTCCCGAATCACCGCGAAGAATCCGTCGCTGGCGCCTTCATTATCTATGAAATTGAAATACTTATTCCGGAGATACTTTTGAATCCAGAGGTCGGTGGCGGGGTTGGGTTTATATTGGCGGCGCTCCATTTCGGATTGTTCTTTGGTTTGAAGTGGGAGAATGGATGCGCCGGATAGTAGATGTTTTTGCCTGGCGTCTAGGCCGAATGTGGTGTCATACTCGGCGTCGTCGTCGCTACTCGTGTCATCTCCGTCCGCGTCTGCCGCTGTCGCTGTCGCTGCCTCCGGCTCCTTTCCGAGAGATTTCTTGATTTCATTGACCTCGGTGGTGCGTTTCTTCGGATCGGCAGCGGCGGCGGCGGCGGCGGCGGCCACAGTATCGCCCTTTTTAGCACGAGATTTCCGTAATAATTCTGTATTTACAAAACTATATAATAGCGGCGTCAGTTTATGGATATCCAAGTCGCCTGATTCGTCCATTTTCACCTGGGTGGATGGCATTTCATAAACACCAATCTGTTTCATAAACTCCATTTCTGTATTGAATAAATAAATGGGTGCATATACGACACTATACCGTTTCGCGAAATGGTAGTTCAATTGACCCAGACCAATGATGACCTTTTGTGGGTCGCGCAATAACTGAACCTGGAATAATGGTGTATTGTAATTGAAGTCTTCTTCTTCTAAATGTGAATACTCGTGATAATTGATATTGGTGTTAAGTTTGGATTTCACCATTGTGGCTGGGGTGTTATGTAATTATTATATAGCAATAAATAATAATTACAGGTCTGACCGCATACATCCGTCCGAGCCGAGTGTATTCTAGGGGTCGCGGTGTCAACGATAAACAATCGTATTTCGCTTCATACCCGTCTCTGTATCCACTGTCGTCGTAATAAAAGATAATTTGAATTTGCGTTCCTTGGCAGCATTCAGTATAGTAATGACGCGTTTATATCGGTCTACATTATTATCAGATGTCCCGCCCGCCCCCAAATGAAGCGCATCCGCCTCATTCCCATAATCCAGGATTTTCTTTTCCTGCCAAATATCGTGAACCGAAAGAAATCCGCGAATATTCATAATAAAAATACCAACGTTGCGACGGTGGTAATAATTACTTAAAATGACGTCATCTGAGAGACGGCATATTTGATTGTCGGTTGCGGTATACCGTGTCATATATTCCACGAAATCATCACCAAATGTCTTCATTTTCACACAAACCGAACCATACCCTTCCGCAATAGTCGCAGTATCATTATGTGCGCGTTTCCCATTTAGATTCATATTCACGAAATCAAAACCAGTAGATGTCCATACATTATCGTCCTTCGCAGAAATCGTCTTTTCATATGTTTCAATCATACGCTTGGGATAGGCGATATCATCGTCAAGGTAAATAATGCGTGTGTTTTCGGGGTCGTAGTCACCTGCGCGTTCGCGTAGATACATTACAGCAGGCAGAATCTTTGTCGCAGGGCCATAATCCACGGCGATTTGATTCACAGTGAGAGATTTCCGAATATACTTTGGGATGACATATGACTCTCCGGTGCGCGCAAACGTTTCTGGAATATTCAATAAAAATAAATCCGGTTTGCGCGTTTGGTCCAGAATACTATGTATCATCGGTCCGCATTTATTGATTCGGGTAGGACTCGTCGTAAAAGATACAATCAACTTCATATCAATATTCGTTCGTATTATTATTCAAGCGGCACCTCTATATTTGTTTATTTCTTCGCCTTTCCAGATATTTCATCTAGCATATCCAAATGTCTAAAGATGGTCTTATTTGTAATGCTTGGCTTTGATTTGAGTTTCAATTTGGAAATCTCGGTAATTTGCTCTACGCGAACCTTAAATGATTCGGAAGCATCTGCGTCTGCGTCTGCGTCTGCGTCTGCGTCTGCGTCTGCGGCAGACAGGAAACTGTGCCCGTGTTTCACCATAATATACAAATTTTCGGCAAGCTCATCCACCTCATTTGTCTTTCCCTCTTGACGCATATTGGAATACATCAGTTCCTGTATCTGGCGCATCAATGCGAGAACCTGCGTCTTCTCTACAATTCCGATTTTCATTAGATTGACAATGAAGAGAGACATCGCCTTTCGCTTCTCGTTTGCCTTATTGATATCGCAAAACTTGTCATAATTCTTCTTCGGATCACAATATTCAATCGTCTCAAAGAGGGACATAAATGTTTCTAAATTGCGTTCAAATAACTCACGAAATACCGCGAAAGGGGAACCTTGCTCTTGTGCAATCAAATCGCGAAACAGACGCGCATAAATCTCGGAATAGAACGCGTTTGAACTCGCCGTATTAAAGATGGATAATGCGACACGATTCATTACAGCGCGCGTATTATGCTCTTCGGTCGTATCATCCATAGATGCGGTGAATAAGTCGGTGATTTCTTTTAGAATATTGGAAAACATCGCCGCGTATGTCTTGTCCGTAAGTTTGTTGATATAGGACCGAATATTGTCAATACTTAACTCAATACCTTCCTTCTTCTTCAGTTCTGTCTTTTGAAAGGATAGAATCGTCTCCCATTCGTTATTTGGAATTTGTTGTGAACGCGACGACCCTGAAGTTCCCGAAGACCGCGTTATACTAGTGGTTCCCGCGTCGTGTCCAAATCGGCTCTGAAATGTATTCGCACTGCTTCCTGCGACGTGATACCCAGTCGCCCCCGCAGTAGTTTCTCCTCCTGATGACCGAAATTCACTTCCTGTGCGAACCGGAAACACCGGTGTTTTGATATACGTAGCAGCACCCACCAAATCGGCTAAATCCGACACCGATTTAATAACATCATCCGGCAATTTCAATTCAAACCCCATATTCATAAACGCAGCATAATCGGGAAGGTCGTAACGATGTGTTATTTTGGCCATATGAATCGTTCGTATATGCGTCTATTATAATATATCTCATTGTTTTATATCAATTATATGGCGCACCCAGCAAGTAAAGTATTTGAATTCCATTGCCAATCCACTGGCGCGGGCGCAGGCGCAGTAGAGGCCTACATCAAGGCAAATCTCTCGGTGCGTGACATTGAAAAGAATAAATATGGGGAGGTATTCACTCCGTATTCTTATATCTGCGATGTGCTGGACCAACTTCCTGCGTGGGTCTGGTGCGACCCCGACTTGCGTTGGCTAGAGCCCGCTTCAGGTATAGGAAATTTCTGTTTGGTGGTATATATGCGCCTGATGAAGGGGCTTGCGGACGCAGACACATTTCCTGACCAGGTCGCGCGCCACGAACACATCTTGCGGAATATGTTGTTTATGGTAGAACTCAACGAAGAGAATGTAGCGCGCACGAGAGATTTATTCGGGCCGTTGGTGAATATACGGTGCGGGGACTTTCTAACCGTGGACGCGGACGCACACGCGGACGCGGACATTATCATCGGCAATCCCCCATTCCAATCTCAGAGAGAAACTGCGCGTATGAGCAGTAAAGGTGGTCAGACATTATGGGATAAATTTATTCTGAAATCTCTCGGAATACTCCGTTCTAGTGAGAGCAGCAAGGACCGATTTCTTTGCTTTATCACTCCACCTTTATGGCGGAAACCGAACAGTCCTCACGGATTATGGGAGAAAATGACGAGAGATTCGTGTCACCTACAATACCTTCATATGATCGATAAGAAAACCGCAATCCGTGATTTGCAAGTTCAGCAAAGAATGGATCTATTTATTGTTAAAGTCGGCAGCGTCAGTAGCGTCGGAGAATGCACGGTCATCACTAGTCCTGCCGATGGCGGAACTTTGAATATGATAACGCCGAGAGATTGGCCATTCCTCCCCAATTCAGAATTCTCATTCATAAAATCAATCATCGAACTCACTCCCAATCCATCACGAGTCATTTACGATCGTTCAGCATACGGCAGTGATCTCCCACATATGTCGCCAGAGTATCGCGCCGGTGAATTTATTTATCCGGTCGTTCATACAATGACGCGGCGGGGGCTCGGACTCTGGTATTCTAATACGAAGACACGAGGCACAGGGCATTTCGGGAAGGCGAAAATCATCCTGAACTTTAATGAAAAATTATATCCGTATTTGGACTACGAAGGGGAATATGGAATGGGGCAGTTTTCATTCGGATTGCCAGTGAAGTCGAAGGAGCAGGGAGAGGCGATAATCCGTGCACTTTTATCGCCGCAATTTCGCGCCGTAATCCGCGCAACAAAATGGGGAGCGTATCAGACGGACCGGCGGATGTTTGAGTATTTCAGGGATGATGCCTTCATATACAACAATTCTTACTAAAAAGAATATATACCTAAATTATTTTTTATAATATTTTGTTCTGCGATTTTTATTTGATTTACGTTGCTTACGGGATTTGCGTGATTTACTACGACTTCTCTTGACATTCTTGGATTTACGGCGTGCGCCGCCTTGTTTCATAGTAATTATAATAAGTCTAATAGTTTCTATAGCCATAGTATTTTCTTCTCCATTTTTACTCTTATCATCTAAAAATTTTTTAATATTATTTATAATTACTTCTATATCATCACTTTTCTTAAAATATAAATAATAGAATTCTGTTGATTTGTCTTTTT